CCTTGGCGGCAGTCAGCCATCGTCTTCCACGACAACAAATGCAATTGACCCAGAGATGAAGGCTGCGTATCTGCGCAACTTGGAAGAGGCTCGTACAACTGCTGCTGGCTTGGGTACAAAGCAATTTGCTGGCTTTAGTGACCAGTACGGCACTGCTGAACAGCAGTTGCGCAACATGGGTCTTGGCGGTGCTGGTCAGACTGGTACGGCTGAAGCTGCTCGTCTGTCTGCTCTTGAGGCTGGCTACACACCTCAGCAAATTCAGGCTGCAAACGCTGGCAACGCTCAGTTGGCCTTGTCTCAGGGCTACACACCACAACAGATTCAGGCTGCTCAAGCCAACCGCGCAAACATTCAAAACGTCAGTGGTCAGACTGGCGCTCAGTACATGGGTGCTTATCAGAACCCGTTTGAGAACCAAGTCGTTCAAGGCGCTTTGGGTGACATCGAGATGGCTCGTCAACGTCAAGGTTTGACTGATCGTGCTGCTGCTACTGCTGCAAGAGCATTTGGCGGTTCACGTCAAGGTGTTGCAGAGGCATTGACCAACGAAGCTGCGCTGCGTAATGCGTCCAGCACCGCTGCCAATCTGCGCTCTCAAGGCTTCACAACTGCTGCCAACCTTGGTCAGAATGACGCTGCACGTATGCTGCAAGCACAGATGGCAAACCAAGGTGTTGACTTGACGCTTGAGCAAGCAAACACACAACTGAGACAGCAAGGCTTGATGTCCAACCAAGGTGCAGTGAATCAAGCAATGCAGTTTGGTGCTGGCGCTACCAACCAAGCAAACTTGGTGAACACTGCTGCACAGAACCAGATGGCTCAGTACAACGCAAGCCAATTGCAACAAGCCAACATTGCCAACCAACAGGCCAACGCTCAAGGCGCTGGTATCCGCTTGAACGCTGCTGGTCAGATGGGTAACTTGGCTGCTCAACAACAAAACTTGGGAATTTCTGGCGCAAATGCCGTCATGCAAGCAGAAGCACAACGTCAGGCACTTGAGCAAGCGCGTTTGGATGCAGCTCGTAACCTGTCACTTGAGCGACTTGGCATCTCTCAGTCTGCGCTTGGCTTGCAACCTGCAAACCTTGGCAGCACACAGACAAGCCCTATTTACAGAAACCAGTCAGCCTCTGCACTTGGCGGTGCATTGTCTGGCGGTATGTTGGGCAATATGATTGGTGGGGCATCGGGTGCAGGGTACGGCGCTTTGGCTGGTGGCTTGCTAGGTCTTATCTAAGGGGTAAATAATGGCAACAATGCAAGACTTCGGTGGTTTACTCTTTGGCATGGGCGGCTCTGGCCTTGAGGATTACCTCTCACCACAACAGACTCAGGGCATCCAGAACCAAGCCATGCTGCAAGCAGCAGCAGCACTGCTGCAAGCTGGCGGTCCAAGCGCACGTCCAACCTCACTTGGTCAGGCGCTTGGCGGTGCTTTGCAAGCAGGACAGCAAGGCTACTCACAGGCGCAGCAAGGTGCGATTGGCAACTTGCTGGCGCGTCAAAAACTGGCTGAAGGTGCTTTGAGTCAGACAAGGCTGAAGGCTTACTTACGAGCAATAGGCCAAGATACTGGAGCGACACCAGAGGCTGCTTTAGGCCAAATGAATATGCCATCAGCTACTATGGGAGTTGGAGGCGCACCTGCTCCTGTTGCAACTACTGCGACTCGTTCTCCTGCTGGAGATATTTTCTCTGGACTTTCGGAGCAGCAAAGAAGGCTTCTTCCATTGATGAATCCAGATGCTGCCATCAGTGAAGCATTTAAGGCTTCTGGTGAGAAGTACACGCAGCTCTCTCCAGATGAGCTGCAAACAATGGGCTTACAGCCTAATGCTGTTGTGTTCAAGGGTCCAACTGGAAAGCCAGAGATTATTTCTCGCCCTGACTTCCAATACATTGAGACACCTGCTGGCGGCAAGCAGTTGATCGACATGAACAACCCACTAGGCACTGTTGCACCTCGCACAGCAAAGGCTGCTGTTGCATCTGGCGCAGTCCCTGCACCTTCTGCTGCTCCAACTTATGCTGGTGGTATGGCTCCAGCAATGAAGCCAGAGCAGATCAACTCTGCTGCGCAGGATTGGGACAAGAACTTCCGCGCTCCAGTTGAGAGCATCTTGTCAAGCTACAACATCACTAAAGATTTGGCAATGACGGGTCAGGGTGGTATCTCTGACTACGGTGTCTTGATTAAGGCTTTGAAGGCGCTGGACCCAGGTTCCGCTGTGATGCAAGGCGAAGCAGATTCAGCACGTCAGATGCAGTCTATGGCTGACCGTATGCAAGGACTGGTTGAAAGGATTGGTCAAGGCGGTATCGGCGCAGAGCAAGCTCGTTTGGACTTGGTGAACTTGGCTCGTTCATCTGCCAACGTAGCAATTGACGCATACAACCGTCAGGCAGTGCGCAAGTCAGAATTGCTTAGTCAATATATGCCACAGGCCGCTGCAAGATCAATCTTCCAGCCTTACGTCAAACCAGCAGAATTGACCAGCAAAGCGCAGATGGAAAAAGAGATTAAGGCTGGTACTGTTGCACCAGCGGCAGGGCAACCAATGTGGCGTCAAGAGGGTGGTAAGTGGGTTTTTAAATAAGGCGGCATCATGGCACAAGAAATGGTTGAAGGCTTCGGCTTTGTGGAATTTCCTGATGGCATCAGCCAAGAGGAAAAGATTAAATTGCTATCTCAGTTGCCAAAGCCTGAGACGCAACGCATACGTCAGTTTGCGCAAGGCGCAACGCTGAACACTTCTGACGAGGCAGAGGCTGCTGCTCGTGCATCAATGCTTGGCACAAAGTACGAAGACGAGCTGAAGCAGATTCGTCAAAAGTTGGGTGTGTACCAAAAGGCGTATCCAATTGAGTCAACCATGTACGAGCTGACAGGCGCTGTTGCTCCATCAGTTGCAATGGCTCCATTCACTGGTGGCACTTCGTTGGCGGCTGCACCCGTTCAAGCTGGTCCTGCGCTTGGTCGTTTGATGGCGATGGGTGCTGCGCAAGGCGGCATCTCTGGCTTTGCAAGCGGTGAAGGCGATATGCTTGACCGCGCAACTCGCGCTGTTGGCGGTACTGTTGCTGGTGGCTTGATGGCTCCAGTTGCGCAGCAAGCCGTCAAAGCTGTTGGTGGTTTGGTCGGCGGTGTGATTGACACTGTGCGCAGACGTGTTGGAGATCGTGGCGCGAAGGTCGTTGAGACTGAAATTGCTCGTCTCACCAAAGAGTCAGGCTTGACACCAGACGAGCTGGTGGACAAGATCGCCAAGGGTGAGATCATGGCTGAGAACTCTACGCTGCAAGACGCTGTGCGTGTCTTTGCGCGTGGTGGTGGTCAGGCATCAACCATACTGAAGAAGGCTCTTACAGAGCGTCCTCCTGCCCTTCGCGCACAGGCCATGAATGAGCTGCAAAACAAGTTGGCTGGCGACTTAGATGAAAACGTCTTGAAGTCGTTTCGTGCTGGCGAGAAGGAACTTGGCGCACTCGAAAATAAACTCTACACAGAAGCCTACGCCAAAGGTGGCATCGTCAATGGCGATATGCTGAACGCTGCATCTGAAGCATTGAAACGTGCACCTGATAGTGGTCGTTCAATCAACGAGTTTTACAGGTCATTTACTGGCAAGTCTCCATTCTTCAAGGTGATGGATGACGGCGAGGTCAAGTGGGACAAGATGCCAACGCTTGAAGATATGGAGATCATTCGGCGTGGTGTTGCTGACGCCAAGGGCAAAGCCTACACGTCTGGCAGTGGCGGCGTAGGTAAGAACCTTGGCGATGCAGAACTGGCTCTACGCGCTCAGATCGACAAATCTTCATTGGCTTTGCGTGATGCACGTGCAAATGTAGCGTCAAACCGTTTGGCGTCAGAGTCGTTTGATGCTGGTCGCAAGGTGTTTACCAAGAGTGCTGATGAAATCCAGTACGACTTCGAGAACTTGGTTGCCAAGAGTGAAGGCGCAACCAAAGCGTTTCGCGCTGGTGTGATGGATGCACTACGCAACAAGTCAAGCTCTGGAGCTGCCAAGACGATGATGCAAAAGATTGAAGACCCTGCCTCCAAAGAAGGACAGGTTCTGCGCACCATCTTCCCGCAAGACGAACTTGACAATATGTTGGCAATAGTTGGTCGTGCATCTCAGTCGCAACGTGCAGCAACTGCTGTACTTGGCGGCTCTGCAACTGCACCATCAATCTTCAATGCAAACCGTGTCGGCATGAACATCTCTGCTGAAGAAGCATCCAATGCCTTGGGTGGAAACCCTATTGCAATCTTGAACGTGGCAAAAAAGGCGCTGGCTAAAGCAACGCCAACACTGTCTGATGCACAACGCGCACAGGTTGCACAAGTCTTGGTGTCTGAAGACCCACGGTTTGTTCTGAACGCGCTGCGAGATCAGGGTGGCATCAAGATGCTGCAAGACCGCGTATCGCAGATGTTTGGTCAGGCACAACGTGTGTTGCCATCAGCCGCAGCAATCACTGCTGGCAGCATGGGTGGTGATGTATCTGGTGGACTCTTGGGACGTTAATCATGGCAACACAAAACCCGTACAACTCTATTTTGACAGATGCGCTGCTTGGCTCGTTGAGCAACGCAGAGTCATTTGGTCGTGGCTTTGCCGTTGCGCCAGTTGGATTGCTTGGTGACATCAACGCACTAGGTCGTGAATACATCACACCACGTTTGCCACAACATATGCAAAGCCTGTTGGAGTCAGCGCCAGCAGCACCAACCACAGAGCAGATTCTGTCAAGGATTCCTCGCGTGTCAAACAGACGCATGGAGACTTCTGGCATGGAGCAGCTCGGCGCTGCAATGAATCCTCGTGGTCCTGTTGACTTGGCTCGTGGTGCTGGTCGTCTGGCTGGTTCTGAAATAAACAGAGCAATGATCGGTGAAGGTGGTCTGCTTAGTGCAATTACTCCACAACCAATGTATGCCATCAATCCAGACAAAATTAAAACATTTCCAAAAAGGATGAAACACACCAACAAGGCCATCAAAGAAGGCGGTGACATTGCTGGCGCTACTGGAAAAGATTACGAAGAAATTTTTGCAAAGGCTACCGAAAAAGTAAAAAATAAAGAAGCTCCAAATATTCAAGAAGCAGCAAAACTAACAAGACAAGAAGTTCAGCAACGTAAAGAATTGGCTAATGAGGTTTTATCTCAACCAATTGAGAAGTGGACTCCTCCAAAAAATAGTTTGCTTGATAGGTCTGTAATGCAATCAATACCTAATTTTGGTGGCGTCTCAGGTGTTAACCAATCTGCAATAAATAGGTATGTAGCGCCAAGAGCTGATACTGGATATTTAAGCACATTGGCTACTCCAGAAAATCTTGACTTAATAACTAGGTCAATTAACAGAGGAATAGACGCTACACAAGGCGGTTTTTATAAATCATTTCAACCAATGAAAGCCGCACTAGATGTAGCTGGTTATTCTCCAGATGTATTTGAAAAAGGTCTAGCTGCTGGTAGTTTTGCATCTGCAAGAAATAAAGTTGCACAGGAAAATGCAATAGCAAGTTTAATGATGGGCATGGAGCAGAGAGGAATACCGATAACCCCAGAAAACATCTTAAAAGAACATGATGCTTTTAAAGCCTTAACTGGTGGTGGCCTATCAATGATGGAAGGACACACAAAACCATTTGCAAAATACTTATCTGAAGGATTCCCATCTGGAGAAAAGGACGTACAAAAAATAGCATCTTTTTATCAAAATAAATTAGGAAACTATCAACCGTATGTACTTGATACGCACGAAGCTAGTGGGCTATCTTACGCAACGCCAAACGCTCCAGTATTTTGGAAACAAGGTGGATTTAAAGATACAGAATATGGCACTGTAGAAAACATGATGCAAAATCAAATTGCAAACAAGTTGGGACTTGACCCTGCTATTGCTCAAGAGGGAAGATGGTTTGGTCTTGGTGAGTTAACTGGATTAAAAACTGGCGCAGGTGATTGGCTTGATAATTATGAAAAACAAGCAGCATGGTCTGCGCAACAATTAGGTAAAGAACTAACACGATCAGAACAACAAAAATATGTTGTTGATGCATTTGCTGGAAAAGAAAAGCTATTGCCTTGGTATGTTGACAGACCTATACCAGACGTGCGAAAAGGTTTACTTGATTAAGCAAATACAATAAAAAAAAGCACATCTTCTTGAGCTACATTGCTGGGTATTGGATGCCACCCTTTTGGTGGTGTTCCATATCTTTTGTCCCACAATAAATAATACTCATTGGCAAGTAATTTTTCCAAACTGCTTGGCTCAATCTCAAGCATTGATTTTGCGCTAACAATCTTCATTTCACTTCTCCAAAAAACGCAGCCACCAACGGGTCGCGTTTGATCTTCCTACGTAACTGACGCTGACGCGCAAGGCGAAACGCCTTACGCTCAACGTCCTCCTTCTCTCGCATCCGCTGCACACGCTGCAACTGCGTCAATGGCTTTGGCTTCGGTGCATCCACACCTATGCCGTACCTGTACGCAGCAGCAGGGATGCCCTTGTAGGCCACCCTGCGCCACTCCTGAATAAACACCTTGCCTTCGCGGTAGAGCTGCGAGACGATCTTCCTTGACGACCTGACGTGGCAGTGGATGAGGTCAGCCAGCTCCACCGCGGTGTGGGGCTTGTACATCAATGCCTCGATGATGCGAGGACGCTGCGCTGACTTCATTTCTTGCGTCTCTCTATCTCACGATTGATGTACCAAGCAGCCTTCTCCAAGTCCTCGATTGCATTGTTCTTGTAGTCGCAGCGCAGTATGTACTTGATGGCATTGCCAAGACAGAAGTTCATGTGTTCTGTCACTTGTATCACCTCTATGCCTGACGGGTGGCTGTTGTAATGCTTTGGGTTGATCACGTTGTGCGTCATTATTTTTTCCCTTTGGGTGTGACGTTGGCAGTGCCAGCCTTGCTGTAAATGGTGAACTCACGCGGGGCCAAGCTGACGCGCTGTTTGGCTGGAACCTTTGGGGTTGCGCGGTTGACGTGCAGCGGTTTAGATATGCCGTGAATGGTCCCAAGGTTTGGGTTCGTCTTGCGCAGCTCCTCGGTGTACTCAGCCATCTGCTGAGATGAGATTTGGTGCTTGTTCTGCACCATGATGCTGGCTGTAAATTCCTTCATGTACGTCTTGACGTAGCTAGGATGAAAGGCATTGATGATTTCTGATTTCATTTTTGATTCCAATTATTCTTTGTAACTTATGCAGAGCATGACCACCAGCACAGCAACTGCGATGACAACGCCAAGGCCAATGAGCAGCACAATCATTGCAATGTTTTCAATCATGTGTTCTTCCTCTTGGCTTCAATTGCGTTGTTCACAATGGTGCGCCACTCCTCTGGCGTGAAGCCATCCCAAGCCTCTGTCTTACTCGCAAGGCCAAGGGCAATGCCTCTCACCAAAGCACCCTCCATGACGGTCTGGTGTTCTTCCTTGGTCATGTACAGCGTGATGGTCGCGCTGCCGTCTTCGTGTTCAATGATGTCTTTTACTTTCATGTGAATCCCTATGTTTACAAATCAATGGGTTTTGTATCAGTGTGTGTGTACAACGTACTGGCACTCACCTTTGTTTAATGGCGGCGCAGTCGTGAACCAAGGAGTTCTTTCACCACTTGGCTGCTGCTCCAACACTCTGCGGCAGGTTGCACAAGGTGTGACCAACTGGTTAGTCTCGTCACGCCAGCCGTTGCAGCGGCAGATGTCAAATGGCAGTGTCATAGTCATCGTCCTTATGCTCGACAGGCTCTACGCCTGTCCCGTGGCACTTGCGACAGGCTGCACCGTCATACATTCCTTCACCGCAGCCACCGCACCATGAGCAGTCTTCATACTCATCGTCATCTTCAATCACGCTGCTCACAGGTCTTTCTCCATCAGGTCAAACTCAAGCTGCTTGACGCGCTCATTGAGTGAGTCCAGCTCCTGCTCTGCCAACTCCAAGTCCTTCACCAGACCGCAAATGAGGCTTGCAATCTTTGACGTGCCTACTGCTTGGTAGGACTCCAGCTCACGCGCCATCATTAGGGCTTCTAAACGGTTTCTCATTTTGCTGTCTCCATATTCTTGGCGCGTGAGTGTTCACGCTCCTGTTTCACACCATGCAGCCAGCCAGACATTGCGCCACGGCTTGCTGCTTCACGAATCATTGACGCCAGCTCGTCAGGACGAATCACACCGACCTTGCCACCAGCCCTGCGGATGAAGTCGGACACGATCTCGTCAATCTCGGTTTGTAGTTTCTCGGACATGAATTGCTCCTCTTCAAACAACATTAAACAAACAGGTAACAGGCCAAAAAGCCAGAGGCAAAGGCCAACGCAAGGTAGACGCAGAACTCTGCGTTGTCTGCTGCCTTGAGGTCATCATCGTCAAGCACCGTCAGGTCAGCCGTGTCGGGGAAGGCTTCCTGCATGGTGCGTGGGTACTTGCGGGTTGTGTCGTTGAGTTTCATTTGGTGGTCCTTGATGGGGCCGAAGCCCCGTTGGTTTTAAGCTGTCAACAAAGTAAATGTGCTGCGGTGTGAAATGCCGTAACCAGCAGCAGCGTCAGATGGGATTGCAACTTGAAGGTATTGATCTCCATCGAAATCTCTCCAAGGCATTTGGTATTCGCACTCTGGGAAAATTTCTTGTACAGTTTTGAAACTGTAGAAACCAAATTGAAACCTTAAAAGCGTTTGTGAACCGCAACTAATGGCGAAGACGTTTGGGTTTTGCATGATGTTTTCCTTAGTTAGTAACGAGGTTTTTGATGTCCATACGAGTATTGACTTCAAACTGCTTGCTGGCTGCGCACTTGATGCAGCGGTATTGGGTTGGCTCTGCTTTGAACTCAGTCCAGTTGACTGACATAGGGGTGCGCAAAAGGCCACGACCGCAAGCAGTCTTTGATGTAAAGCCTGTGCCGCTTTTGTTGAGGTGAGTTACTCGCATTTAAGTTGCTCCTGTTAGCTAGGTTTCGTTGATTGAGGACTTGATCATATCAAAATTGATTAGGTCATCAACGACTCATTTATTGACCCCGCGAAACAGTCGGGTATTACTCACCTAAAATCACCAGTGGCAGTTTGGTTTCTTGCTGCCACTGCTGCGTGGCTCTCCTCCATGCAGTTGCCTTTAAGGGTGGCAGTTCGCGCTGTCACCCTCTTTTTGCTTCATGTGATTACATAGTCAATTCTGACTTATCATACTGCACATGAACACTTCAACATACATCACCGACATCAAGCAACGAGCTTTTGCCGCTGGCTTCAACATGGCAGAGGTCAGCCGTGAGGCTGGCCTTGACCAAGCCCAAGTCTCGCGCTGGTCGTCTGGCAAGACCATCCCTCTCGTCTCCTCTGTGGACAAGCTGCGCCAAGCACTTGACCGTCTCATTGCTGCGCGTATCAGCCAGCTCACGAAAGAAACAGCATGACTCGCATCATCGGTGTGGACATCGGTGCTGCTGGCGCTTTCTCTTTGTACGTGGACGGCAAATTTGAGCGCGTCATTGATATGCCCTGCGTTGAGGTCATTCGCGGTGGCAAGACCAAGAACCACATTTCTGCGCAGGGTGTGGCTGCTGCCATCAAGGAATTGAATCCAACTCACGCCATCGTGGAGAAGGTCGGCGCAATGCCCAACCAAGGCGTCACCTCCATGTTTGCATTTGGACGCGCTGCTGGCCTTATAGAAGGCGCTCTGGCGGCACTCTCAGTGCCAATCACATTCGTCACGCCACAGGCTTGGATGAAGGCAACTGCTTGCGGTAAGGGCAAGGACGCAATTCGTCACCGCTGCATGGAGCTGCACCCAGATCACCAGCAGCAGTTTGCGCGGGTCAAGGACTCTGGCAGGGCAGATGCAACCATGATGGCTTACTACGGGAGCAAGTTATGACAGACAAAATAGTGTCCGATATAACGCGTGAACACATTGATTGGCTCACCAATGAGCTGTTAATTACACGCAAGCAACTCAACGAGCGCAACCAACTTATGAGCGAATTGCTTGACCCTGAGTTGTACGGCTGGTCAGTGCCGCAGGAGATCAGGTCACGCATCTACAACCTGTTTAGTGTTGACCGCGAAACAGATAACAACGCATACAACAGAAAGTGAAACCATGATTAAGTTACGACCATCAGCCGCATCGCGCTGGCTCAACTGTCCTGCATCAGTCAAGCTGTGCGAGGGCATCCCGTACCAGCCAGCAGGAGAAGCCGCGCAGATCGGCACAGCAATCCACTCGGTGGCTGAGATTTGCATCCTGACGGGTATGTCTCCATTTGACTTCATTGGTAAGCAGGTCGAAGGCATCATCATCACTGACGGCAACGCTGACTTTGCGCAGCAGCACGTCTATCACGTGCGGGACTTGGAGCTGCGCTTAGGAACTCTCAAGGTCGAGCAGTTCGTCACCATCTACGAGTCGGACAAGATCAACTTGGCTGGTACTGCTGACGTGCTGGCATACAGCTCTGAGAAGGACACGCTGGTCATTGCCGACCTGAAGACTGGTCGCGGATACATTAACGCTGACTCGGACCAGATGAAGCTCTACGCCTTGGGCGCGATGCGTACATTGAAGGCGGTGTTCAAGAACATCGAGCTGGCAATCATCCAGCCGCACCACGGTGAACCTCGCATCCACAAAATGACGTATGACGAGCTGGCTGATTGGTCATCGCAAAACCTCACACCTGCACTGGTGGCAATCGCTGACGGCACAACAACACCAACGCCATCAGAGAAGGCTTGCCAGTGGTGTCCAGCCAAAGCAACCTGCCCTGCGCACGTTGAGGTATTTAACGAGGTAGTTGCGCAGCCAGCGATGCACACCATGAGTGAAGAAGAACTCGCAGCAATGCTTGCCAAGGTAGACATGGTGGAGGACTACATCAAGGCGCTGCGTGCGTACGCCACCACGCGCTTGGAGGGCGGCTCGGTCATCCGCGGCTGGCAGCTCCAACCCAAACGCGCATTGCGTAAATGGATAGACGAAGACAAGGCTTATGAGGCGCTGCTGCAAGCTGGTTTGGAAACAAAACAGATTTATGTGCAGTCAATCATTAGTCCCGCAGAAGCAAGCAAACTGTTATCTAAAGATGACAGGATGTTGCTGGATGACATCACCGAGAAGAAATCTTCTGGCCTGACGCTTGCAAGAGCTGTTGGACTTGGTGAATAATCCAACTCCCGCCACACTTTGTGGCATTTTTAAACTCGAAAGGCTCAAATGCTTAATCTCTCATCTGGTGGTAGTGGTTCAGGAAACTACATTCGTTTCATGCCAAGTGCAAACGCTTGGCTGAACAACGCAAAGGAAGAAATCCAATTGAAGAAGGTCGTGTTCGACTTCGACAATGTGCAGACAGGTTGGATGCTGTTGGCTGAAGGTGCGCGTGACTGGCAACCAGACGCAAGTCTCGGCGCTAAAGGCAAGCAACCATCTCCAGAACACAAGCGCGGTTTTAGCGTGAAGTTCTACAACAAGGAGCTTGGCACAGTCGAGTGGAGCGCAAACGGTACTGGTCCCAACATGGGACTTGAAGCCTTGTACAAGGCAGTGTCGGCAGACCGCGCAGCCAATGCTGGTAAGTTGCCAGTCATTGAGTACACAGGCAGCAAGTTGGAGAAGATCGGCAAGGGTACGACCCGCATCCCCAACTTCAATGTGGTGTCGTGGGTTGCCAAGCCTGAAGGCATGGACGCTGTGGCTGATGATGGTGAGCAGTCGTTCACGTCATCTGGCATGACAGCACAGGCTGCGCCAAAAGCAGCGCCGAAGGTAGAAGTGGAAGACGATGAGATGTTTCTCTAACGTCAATTAAAAGACGGGGCTGGCTTCGGCTGGTCCCGTTTTTTTTCCTCCATAAAAAACAAGAAGGATATGCAGACTAATGCAAGCCGAACAAATAGCAAAGGCGCTTGGAAACGCCAAAAAAGTCAACGGTAGTTGGCTTGCGAGTTGTCCACTGCCAACGCATGGACAGGGCAATGGAGACAAGAACCCATCACTTTCAATCACAGACAGCTCGGACGGTAAGCTGTTGTTTAAATGCCACAGCGGTTGTGAGCAGCGCGATGTGTTTTCTGCCATCAAGGACTTCGGGTTGCTGCCAGACTTAGAACCACGTGCAGAGCTGCTTGCCAGCATCCAGCCGCTACCACAGCAGACGCTGGAGCATGAGTGGCACTACACCGATGAGGACGGCGTGACGCTGTTCATCAAGCAGCGTTACAAGACCAACGACAGCAAGGGCAAGACGTACAAGCAGATCAGGGTTGACGACCAAGGCAAACGCCATCAGTCCATCACAGGCGCGAAGATTGTCCCGTACAACTTGCCAGAGGTCGAAGCCGCCAGACAGACAAACCGCACAGTATTCCTGACCGAAGGCGAGAAGGCAGCGGACGCCTTGAAGTCCATCGGTGTGGTGGCAACTTGCACTCACCAAGGCGCTTCGAGCTTTCCCGAAGACGCAATCCAATACTTCGCGGGACTGAACGTGGTCATCCTGCCAGACAACGACAAGGTGGGTTGGGAGTACGCAAGGAAGGCGGTCAAGGCCATCAAGAAGGTTGCGAACAGCATCCGAGTCTTGGACCTGCAACTGGGTGAACCGAAGGAAGATGCGTATGAGTACGTGCATGACTACGCTGGAACCAAGCAGCACCTGAGTGACTACGTTAAGAACTACTCGCAGCGCGTGACCATTGAAGGTGATGTAACGATACCTGAACGATTCATTGCGCAAGAGGAAAAAGCAACAGAAGCACCAGAGTTGCAGTTGCAGACACCAAGCACAGCAATCCAACGTCAACCCTTCAAGATTGAACAACTGGACGACATTGATGATGAACCAGTCGAGTGGTTGATCGAAGGCGTCATCCCAAAGAAAGCATTTGTGGCCTTGTACGCGCCTCCAGCATCATTCAAATCCTTCGTGGCCTTGGACATTGCTGAGTGCATCGCAACGGGCAGGAGCTTTCTTACCAAGGAGGTAAGACACCAAGGCGCGGTCCTCTACATCGCTGGCGAAGGACACGGGGGCATTGGCGCGC